AGGACAAATAGCAGAACAACCACCCCAGTTCGCTTGGAACAAACTCATAGAAGGTACATACAACCAGTTGAGATTGACATTTTTAGGCATCAACCTTCAACCAGTAAAAATATTAGATCCCAATATGACGATTATAATGGTAATTAAAGATAGGAATGAACTTTGATTTTATTTTATTGATTATAAGTATAATGATTAGCGAGTTTAACGATCAATACCTTAATACCACCTACGATAAGTTTAGCCAAGAACAGAGCCAAGTAATGACCGCCTTGAAGAATGAAGAGGAAGAAGCAAAACTTTTTGAGAAACTTTACCAACAACAAGTACATATCCTTCATCGAATTCTTATGGATTTGATAAAGTTGAGAAACTTGAAGAGTAAAATTGAAGAAAAGAAAAATAATATGTAATCGGTATACAAATGAGTAGCAGGATATATTGCCCAACATCAGGACATTCAGGAAATTCGAGGCATACCAGGGGAAGGATGACAGGTAAAGGAATTGGAACTATGCTTCTCGATGGAGGGATAGGTGGAGGCAGTTCTTATGCGAGTGTAAACGATTATATGCAAACGACTGGGCGAAACCCTAATATCGCTTCTATGGGTTCATCTTCTGGTCGAGGAATTGGCGGAGGAGTTAAGGACAAACTCGAAAGTTTAGTTGTAAGCAACCAGAAAAGGAAGCCCAGCAACATTAAATTTAAATTGTAATTCCGTAACATTTAGGGGATTGGAGCAAATTATAATGATATTTAAAAATATTTAGTATTATTATAACAATGTCTTGCGATAAACTTGTTTTTGATTTGTCCCAGGAAGTCGAGGGATCGCCCTCTGTGTTCGTAAAGAAAGACTGGTTGAATATTCTCGACAACCAGAATGGAAACTACAACGCCAATCAGTCAGTGATTGATACGTCGCAGTTGTCCAACTCCAACAAGTATATGTCTTACCGAGAGGCTTACCTTTCTGTTCCGTTGCTTGTGACTATGTCTACTGGTGCAGGACAGGCAGCAGGAGTTCAGGATCGGTTTCTTCCAGGAACCGCAATTAACTCAGCCGATTACGCTGTGGGGCTTAAGAATTGGTTTGGAACGATGATCCACTCTCTTACGCTTGATTACAATGGTGTCACTACCATTCAGCAGACCCCTTTCTGCAATATGTGGAACGCTTTCCGCTTGATGACCTCGCTGAGTTGGGGTGATGTTATGTCGCAGGGAGATACTATTGGTTTCTACCCAGATGACCCCAAGTGCTTCTCATTTACTGATCCTCTTGTAGGAGCAGGGACAGCAGTCAGTCAGGATGGTCCTGGAACTTGCAATAACTCTAATCAGTCGGCATCTACCGCTGTCACTTCGGTGACTGGTATTTTCAACGAATACGAGAAGGGTCGGGGAAATTCTGGTCTGCGGATGCGTCAGCAGGGTGTTAATTACGACCCTCAGGGACTTGTTGGCTCAACCATCGCTGCTGGTGCTGCTGCTGACCCAGCAGCAATATATGGAACGCTAATGTCGGCTGCGTCCTGCAATTTGCTCTGGAAATCTTACGTTTTTACTAAGGTTAATGGTGCTATTGCTGGTGCTGGAACACAGGGAGTATACCAACAGACTATTGTTGCTACTATCTACCTGAAGCATCTTCATTCATTCTTTAGCAGCGTTCCACTTCTTAAGGGAGCGTATATGAAAGCCACCCTCAATCTCAATAACACAACGACCTCGTATGGTGTTATTACATCAACGGCTGGAGCAGCACCTTCTACTGGTTCTTACGCTGTGGCTGGTCTTGTTGTCGCAAACGCTGTCGGCGGTGTTAATCCTGTAATGTTGGCTTCCAGTGCTGCTGGTAATGGAGCATCAGCGACTTACCCTGATAGTGTTGCTGGACCAGTTCAGGCGGCACTTAATATGCGAGTTAATGTTTCAGTTGGCTCAACCTGTATTGATAATGCTCTGTCTTCAATTCCAGGAGTGGCGCAGTCCCCTCTTTCTCGTAGCATTTACCTCTATGTTCCGTCATACACATTCAACCCAGTCTACGAACAGGCTTACCTTTCCAGCCCTGTCAAGCAGATCAAATACACCGATATTTACCAGTATCAAATCCTTAATACGGCTGCTGGTAATGCTGGTCTTGTCAATTCCCTTGTGACGAATGGTATTGCGAATATTAAATCTATTCTCATTCTTCCTTTCTTCTCAGCAGGAACGGCTGGTGCTACTGGTCTTCCAGCAGGTATGCCTGTATATCAGTCGCCCTTTGACCCTGCTGGAACTGGTTGCACTTCCCCTCTTTCTCTATTGACGAACTTCAACGTTGTGGTGTCAGGACAGAACTCTATCTACAACACCCAGCGCTATGCGTTCGAGCAGTTCAACAACCAGTTGTATGGTGCGGGTGCTGTGAATGGTGGAATGACTGATGGACTCACTTCTGGTCTTGTTGATCGTCTTGGCTTCGATATGGAGTATGGCTATTACTATGTCGACCTCTCCCGAATGCTTCCAGTGGAGGAAAGCGTCCCCAAGTCTATCCAGATTATCGGCACTAACGCTTCAGCCAGAGCGATGGATTACCTCGTCTTTGTAGAGTATGGTGTTGAGATAAGCGTTGATGCTCTCACTGGTGTAAGAGTTTAAGCGATTGATAATAATACCAAAAAAGATTAATAATTAGATAAAGTATTTTTAGAATATACATTATCTACAAATTAAAATAACTCCCCTTTATATAATGACCACAAAGGGAGAACGACGAAAGGGTGCGATGGAAAGTGGTGAACGACTTGCCTATGATGGAACAAAACAGGAGAGAAAGAAATTATACATTAAGGACCTTAGCGCTAAGCAGAAGTCGAGGCTGCGTAACGGACACAAGGTGAGGCTCAAGGGGGCTATGAAGGGCGAAGGCATTTGTATGATTGTAAATGCTGGTTCTTACAACCTTGCGTCCCGAGCCTTTGGAGCAAACAAGGGAATTCAATTAAATCTCTCTCCCGACGAGATTATGGCGAATGTGAGGGCATCGCAGGAAGGCGATGAAGAGATTTCAGGAGGCAACATTTTCAAATCAATTGGAAAAGTCGCCAAGAAGGTTGGAAACAAAGTTTGGAAGGAAACAAAACGCACAGGCAGAGATATAGCCCATACCGCTATTGATGTTGCTGAAGAGGCTGCTCCTGCTGCTCTTGGCGCTCTTGGTGCTGCTGGGGCAACGTATGTAGGCGCACCTCAGTATGCTGGTCAGGCTGCTACAGCAGGAGCGTTTCTCGGTAATATGTTTGCCGAAGATGTTGCTGACTGGGCGCACAAGGGTGTAGGTAAAGACCGACGAGGAAAACAACCTGTCAACAGAGCCAGAGGTGATACTGCAGAGAGATCAGGTAACACACTGGCTAATCAGATCGCTCTCAACAATTCGCTACAAGATGTGAATAGGCAGCAGGGTGCTGAAACGAATTACGGATATATGGGTAATGCTGGTCTTGGTGGTCTTGCTTCCAGGATGGTGCGCAAGGAACTCGTTGATGATCAAGTGAGAGATTTATATTCAAAGAACGCAAGAGATCTACCAGAGGGTACTTGGGGTAATATTGAATACGCAGGGCGAGGACTTTATGCTGGTAACGGATTGAACCTCGGCAATGGTCTGTATGCTGGTAGGGGGCTTATGGCTGGTGGAAAAGGTCTTTATCTTTCTCCCCCCAGACGAGGAGGGCAGATTGGTCCAATGTCTGCTCCAGTTCTCCCTCCTGCGCTTCAGTCGCAGCCATTCTCCCAGAACTTCCAGTTCCAACATACCCTACCACCAGCATACCAAACTCTTGGTGACAGAGCAGGTAATGGTCTGTATGCTGGAGGCGGATTGATGGAACGACAAATGGCGAAATCATTAAATCGTAGGGCTGGTAATGGTTTGTATGCTGGAGGCGATAATTGATTGAATTAATATTTTATTTAGAAATTATTATCTAATTAAATACAAAGATGTCATTGACTGATTCTCAACTGAAAATTTTAGCGCAAAAAATGAAATATCCTCTTGCTGCTGTTTTGTTTAAGGATGAACTCCCTGTTGACCTCGAATACAATAAGGGATACATCATTAATCTTGAAGACGAATTTGATGCAGAAGGTAAGCGTAATGACGGCAGTCACTGGACCTGCTTACAGATTAATAAATATCCAAACGGCGTCAAGGAGGGAATTTATTTTGATCCATATGGAATGCCGCCTCCACAAGATGTAGAGAAGGCAGCAGAGAAGGCTTTAGATGGTAGGAAAATTCCCTACAACGACAAGGATATTCAGTCACTTCTCAATAATGCCTGTGGATATTTTGTTTCTGCTTTCCTGTATTTCATTAATACATTTTATCATAGATCCAAAGACCTGTACACAGATGTGTCGGGATTTCTTGACTGCTTTGATGATTTGAATAAATCAATCGATTGGAAGAAAAACGAGTATATTCTTAAACACTTCTTTAGATCAGAGAAAAAGGAATTGAGATTGCCTGTAAATGTTGAGGACATTACTCAAGACGACACCGCAGGTGGTAATGATTTAACAAAACTACCTGTTGGAGTGAAAATGATGAAATAGAGATTTAACAAGTATATTTTAATGTTTGATATTAATATATGACTAAAATTTGGGATTACGTTTCAAAGAGTGATGATAATCTCTCAAAGCAAGTAGAGAAAGACCCTGACATAGTAATGACGAATCCTTTAATGGCGATTGAATTGCTGAAGAGAATTCCTTTCGAGGATGACGATATAGTATTAGAACCTTGTCTTGGTAGTGGTTCTTTCTATAATAATTTTCCAATCAACACTACAAACATCTGGTGCGAAATAAATAAAGGTTTTGATTTCCTTAAATGGTGTGGGGGTGACAAGGTGGATTATACAATAAGCAATCCTCCATTCGTTCCTCGTAAACTATTCTGGGATTTTCATTTGAAGGCTATGGAGATTACCAGAAAGGGGATATACTGGTTAATTAATCTCTCCTCTTTGAATGTTTTTACTACCAAGAGATTGGAAGATATGAACAGCAAGGGTTGGTTCATCCAGTCTTTGCACATAGTCAATGATAAACGATGGTTCGGGCGATATGCCTTCATACATATCAGTAGAGGCAAGAACAAATTCATATCTTTTGATAGGACTACGTACTGAAGCAATGGTAGGAAAGTAGGAAAGTGATACACCAGATTGGAAGTATCCTATGAGCCGTTTTTTTTTATTTGTTAATTAAGAAATTATAAAATAAAACCAATATAGTAATCGTTCAAAATGGTGTATGCTTTTGCTACTTTCCTACCAAAAGCGATAATTGAATTATTCATCTTTCACATAAGTATTCAACATAGCGGCACTACTACCCATCTCCTGCATATCCTCTTTTATGTTCTTTTTCTGTTCTATAGTGTCAGCGTATTTATCAGTAAGGTATGTATGCCTCAGTTGATTTACACCGACCTTCTTGCCGCCAAAAATTTTATTCAATCTCTGGTTTAACTTGACTGCTGACAATTTATTCAAGTTACCATCGAACAATAAATGCTCGGTAGGGTTCAATCCTGACCATTTCTTGATAATGTTGCGAAGTTGAACAGGAATAGCGACTACCTGTTGCCCGTATGTGCGGCTGGTTTTGTAACTATTAAAGATGAATTTGTTCTTCTCCATATAATTATCCTTAGACTTATCAATGTTTTTAATCATAAAATCAACGTAATCCTTACTGCGACGAGGTGGAATAAACACTGAACCCAGAACAGCCATTAATATGAAATTCTGGATCTGCTGCAAATCAGCGATTGTCTTGTTCTTCTTTTTATAGATCAAATCGGCATTCTGCTTTAGTTCTTTGTAAATAGTATTAATGTCATCCTTGGTTACCCAAGACGCTTCTTGTGCTGGTGTTTTCTCTTGTTTGTTAATGTCCTTGTTATAATCCCTGACATCGCTAAGCATTAGATCTCTGTAATCTTTCTTGTCAGTTATAATTACCAAAGCAGAGAGAATAGTCTTTCTTCGATTTGGTGGAACATCTTCTAAATATGCTAATACCTGTTTTGAATTCTCGAATTTATCAAGGTCATAATCTTCATCATTGAACACTCTTTTATACAAGTTCCTAAGTATTGAGGCGTATGTAGTAAGGGAACTCTTTGATAAAGATGGTCGTTTCTGCGCTATGTAGTTTTTAACGTTCTGGCTCATTATATAGATGGTTTAGAATTTATTATTATGATTTTTAATATTAATAATAATATATAAATGTCAGCAAATAGGGGAAAAATTAATAAATGTAATGATTTCAATACACCTACAGAGGCTTGGGAACTAATAATGACACACATAGACCTTACAGGTAAGAAGGTGTGGAGTCCTTTTTACAATGATGGTAAACTAACCTTCAATCACAGCGATATTATTCATCAAGATAAGGATTTCTTTACATATGAGCCTGAAGATTATGATTGCATTATCGACAACTCGCCGTACTCGACCAAGAAAGAGGTTCTTATTAGATGTGTAGCCCTGAAGAAACCCTTTGCTCTGCTCCTTCCAATCGAAACAATAGAGAGAAAATACTTTAAATTACTGGTTAAGGATCAAGACTTCAGTATGATAATACCAAACAAGAGATATAATTTTGTTGGAGGACAAAACAAAACAAACATATCATTCAAAACCTGTTGGTTCTGTTTCAATTTTGGGTTTGATAAGCAATTGATATTTGAAGATTAATCCTCACCTATGAATGCTACTGCTTGTTCAAAATATGTGTCATCCAATTCGATTCCTACAAAATTCCTATTCAAATTCTTTGCAGCAAGACCAGTGCTGCCGATTCCCATACAGGAATCCAATACTAAATCACCTTCATTCGTATAAGATTTTATGAGCCACTCCAATAAATCTACTGGTTTTTGTGTTGGATGCTTTGGTCTTTCCACCCTGTTGAATTTAAGAACCGATGTAGGTAAGCGTTTTCCATCACTCTTTGCTTTGTTCTGTTTATGCTTTCCATAGTTGCTCTGCTTGTCAACTGCTTTTTGTGTATTCCAACGCTCGTATGGAGTG